AGCAAGTCTCGTTTGTGAACGGAATCTATACACAAAAGGGCGGCAAACATGTCGAGTATATTATGAACCAGATTGTTCGCAAGTTGACAGAGTATATTAAAGCAAAGAAAAAGGTCGATGTCAAGCCGACAACCATCAAGGAACAGCTCGCAATCTTCTTGCGCTGCGATATTGACAACCCATCATTCTCAAGTCAGAGCAAGGATGAGATGGGAACTGCTGTTGCCTCGTTTGGTTCAACATGTAAAGTAAGCGATGACTTTATCGAGAAACTAGCGAAGATGGGCGTGATGGATGCCGCATGTGCGCTGACTGAGGTGAAGGAAAACAAGGCGGCGAAGAAGACGGATGGAACAAAGACGCGAACGATTCGCGGTATCCCGAAATTAATCGATGCAAACTATGCTGGTACAGAGAAGTCGGCACAGTGTACGATTATATTTTGTGAAGGTGATTCAGCAAAGGCTGGTATTGTTTCGGGTCTTAGTCGCGAAGACCGCAACTTGATTGGCGTATATCCGATGAAAGGTAAGATGATGAATACGCGCGGTGAAGCCGTCAAAAAAATCGCGGAGAACAACGAAATCACGGAAATCAAGCAAATTCTCGGACTTGAGGTTGGGCGCAAATATACGCCAGATGACGTGAAGTATCGTTTGCGATATGGAAAAGTCTTATTCATGACGGACCAGGATTTGGATGGGTCGCATATTAAGGGACTGGGGATCAATATGTTTCAAAATGAATGGGCGTCGCTAACAGAGATTCCCGGGTTTATCGGGTTTATGAATACGCCGATCTTGAAAGCGAAAAAGGGAACACAAGAGAAAGTGTTCTATAGCGAGGGCGAATATCGCGCATGGAAAGAGGCGACCGAATCAACGGAAGGCGGCGGCGGCGGCGGCGCTTCACATACGCAACCGTCGGGGTGGACTACAAAATATTATAAAGGTTTGGGAACAAGTACAGGCAAGGAATTCAAGGAGTATTTTGAACATAAGAAAATCGTGGACTTTACACATAGCGGCGAAGCATGTGACAATGCGATTGATATGGTGTTCAATAAGAAACGCGCGGATGACCGCAAAACATGGTTGGCGACATATTCGCGCGACAGATATTTGGACACGCTTCAACCGAGCGTTACCTATCAAAAATTCATTAACGACGAGATGATACACTTTTCGAAATATGATTGCGATCGTTCAATCCCGAATTTGATGGACGGTTTGAAAATCTCTTTACGAAAGATTCTGTTTTCGGCATTCAAGAAAAACCTAAAGAGTGAAATCAAGGTCGCGCAATTTAGTGGATATGTTTCGGAGCACTCGGGGTACCATCATGGTGAGGCAAGTTTGAATGCAGCGATTGTCGGAATGGCGCAGAATTTCGTGGGGAGCAACAACATCAATCTGTTTGAACCCAATGGTCAGTTTGGCAGCAGACTTCAAGCTGGGGCGGATTCTGCAAGCGAAAGGTATATCTTTACGCAACTCAATAAGCTAACACGTCTTATTTATCGTTCCGAAGACGATACTATTCTTACATATTTGGATGATGATGGCCAGAGCGTTGAGCCGATTTATTATGTGCCGATTATTCCTATGGTATTGGTGAATGGAACAAAAGGAATCGGAACCGGTTTCAGTACTGATATTATGTGCTATAATCCCGCGCAAATTATCGCATATATTAAACATAAACTTGCGGGGACGGCATCAGCAACACCAACACCAACAATCGAACCATTTTATAAGAACTTCAAAGGAACGATTCGTCGTGTAGGTGATACCAAGTATTTATTGAAGGGATGCTATACGATTCTAGATGATAAGAAAATCCGTATTACGGAACTGCCTGTCGGCACATGGACAGACAACTATAAGAAATTCTTGGAAAATCTTATTGAGCCGCATGCGGCTGGTGACAAGAGCAAGGACAAAGACGGCACCGTACACACCGCACCAATCGTGAAAGAATATAATGATATGAGCACAGATACACATGTGGATATCACGGTTACGATGGCGGCAAATATTATAAAAACGTATAGTGAAAAGGCGACGGAGTTTGAATGCAATATGCTGGAGAAAGTGCTCGGATTATACACTACGCAATCCACGACAAATATGAATCTGTTTGATGCAAAAGAGAAACTTGTCAAGTACAGTAACGCCGAAGAAATTGTCGATTCTTATAGCATAACACGTTTGGAATTTTACGGGAAACGCAAGGATGCGCTTATTGCGGCACTTCGCAAAGAGTTGATGGTGTTGAGCAATCGTGCGCGATATATTACCGAATTATTGGAAGACAAGATTGACCTTCGCCGCAAAACCAACAAGCAGCTTGTAGACTTGTTGAAAGAAAGGAAGTATGATTCGATGGATGCAAACAGTGACGAAAATGGAGGAGATGAACAATCGGGTCAAGGACAGCAAGGATACAAGTATTTGCTAAAATTGCCTATGGATAGTGTTTCGGAAGAAAACGTGAAAAAACTGCTAAATGAAAAGGAGAAGAAGGAAAAGGAGTTGAGCGAACTGAGTTCGAAAACGGTGGAACAAATGTGGTTGAAAGATTTAGAAGAATTGGAAGTGGAATATAACAAATTTATGGAAGCGACGACATATCCGCATTCAGCTACAAGTGAAAGCGCGACGAAGGTCGGTGGTGGCGGTGGTGGTGCAACAAAGGCTAAAAAAGTAAAGGCGAAAACTAAGGAGTGAGTGGGCGTGTATTAAGGATTAAGGATTAAGGAGTAAAACTTGTTGCTATATAGTAACAAAAAGTTATACGTCGCAGTAAGTTGACATAATATTAATTTTTTTATTTATATTTGGTATGGTATGGTATGGTATGGTATGGTATGGTATGGTATGGTATGGTATGATATGGTATTTAAAACCAAGGCTTCAACTCAAGAGTTTTACCTTTAACATTATCATATGCGGGCCACGTCATGACAGTGTACATATTACTAGCATCACGTTTATAATTCAAGTATGCGCGAACTTCATTAATTAGTTTAGGAACACAGTGATTTATAACATGCTGATTTAATGTTGCGACTTGTTCCCTTATATTTGTGGGCAAGTTAACGGCGCTTTCCAGATATAAAGCTCGCATAATAATTTTTAATTCATCGTTGTCTTGTTGTGAGATAGTATATTCACCATTTGATAAACGGTATACCTCGGCACGAAGAGCATTCTGAATAATTTGGATGTTATCTTTACTGAAAAAAACATTACTTACATCGTTATCGGTCCAGTTGCCGGTTAAGGCGTCTCTAAATGTAGTAATTTGATTTACAGGTATTTTATCCCACATTGCGAACCTTGCATCAGGTGGAGGACCTTCGATATCGATACGACCATTAGATACTGCTCTAGTAGATATATTATTAATACTTTGAGAGTCGCGAGGCATACAGGTTGAGTTTGCGTTTCTATTTCCTGAAAACATATTAGAAGATTGATTTACTTTGTTGTATATTATAATACCTAAATATAAAAATATCTAATATTTAGTATTTAATATTTAGTTGTATAAATAATTAATTATATTTACATTATATATACATTATATTTAAGAAAAAAGATAAATTATGTCATTCAATAGCGTTACGTTAACTGTTGCTGGTATTATATTCGTTATTTTATTAGCAACGACTGCCTATTTTATTTACCAAGACCAGAAAAGTAAATTTTCATTAATTCAGGCGACTTGTCCTGATTATTGGTTACTAAAAAAGCACGAAGATGGTGCTAGTAAAGGAAAACATTATTGCGAACCGAGTAGTAGGAATATGGGAACATGTAGCTCTGTTCCTGGCGCAATAAATCTTGCACCGAAATATAATGTAATAAATGATACCAATGAGTGTACCAACTATAAAAACAAGATGACGTGGGTTAATAACTACTGTGGTAAGAAAGTACTATGGGATGGAGTTACAAATAATGCCGAACTTAAAAATAAATGTAAGTAATAAATAATAAGTAGTTTTAGATTTTGTAATAAATATATAATAATAATATAAGTATAGTTACTTTATTATTATTGAGATTTGATATAGTAGGATGGTTAGAAAACAACAGGTGAAAAAACCACTAACATTAAAAGAACAACAACGTGCACAACTACAAAATAGAACACAACCACAAAAATACACTCAAAAAAAAAATAGTTTAAATGCAAGAAATTTCTATAAAAAAGAAAACGCTATTTCAGCAACAAGTGCATTGGATGATGCAACAAGTGCATTGGATGATGCAACAACTGCATTGAATACTGCAGCATCCCAAGGAGCCACATTAGTAACAACAACAAGCAATTTAAAAACACTACCTCCTTTAATGTTGATCCCTCATGTTCGTATTGCAAATTTATGTTTATCTGCACGCGATGCTTATCATGATGCTCATACGTCAGGTAGTATTCAGGAAAACGATTTATTTATAATTGTTCAAAAATTAATGTTTGGAGCCACCTGGGCACAAACTTGCCATGCAACATTTAGTCGACTTGATCCCACTGATAATGGTAATGGTACGTGGTTAAGTCCTCCTGAAAATGATATATTTTGGCAAACTGTACGAAATATAAAAACACTTGAAAAAAATACTCACTATTCTATTGTTCCAAGATTTCTAATGAAATTAGAACCATATAATTTCGATGCTTGTATTAGAGCTGTTACCCCCAATGCTCATGCTGACCCTGATCCTGACCCTGATCCTGATTCTGATACTAGTCGAGTAATATTTGACTTTATAGTAGATAATGCGAACTTAAGATCTCCGTCAAGCAAACCACCTAGAAGAGTGTCAACAACAACAAATAGACGTGTTACAATATCTGAAATTTACGACCGCGCCGGACGGTCTTATACTAGAGAACGTCTTACAAAATTAAAAGAATGGTGGGTGGACTCGGTTGATGGTGCTGACACTAATACATATCCCGATATTAGTATTCCTTTAGCCTATGTAGGAGAAATAACGATTCCAGGGTCGGTATTATCTATATCATTATTTCAACGTGATGTTATGCCTGATTTTGATACAGTCATGTTACATCATAAGTCTCAAGCTACTAGAGATCGTGAACCATCCTCTCTTGTACAAGCTGCTTTATTATTTCGATTTTATATACCCGGGGTAACCGTTGACGGGGTTCCGGGGGTAGTAAATTCTGGGACGGATCCGCAACCAATATATACGTACAATACATATGTATTTATTCATAGTAATGGTAGTGTGACATATTCTAGAGAAGACAACGCTAATTATCCCGATAATACAGAAAAAAATACGTTTTATACATCTAGTCGTACTCTCACTCTCACTGATGATGTGTCAAAAAAAAAAGGAATTCTCTATAATATATGTAAATCTGTAGGAGATAGTTGTGCTGTATGGACAGCCTCAGTTAACACATTTATTCATACTACTGATACAGGACTTATATTAAGATGTATGTTCAATGACAGATACTGTGTTACTAGTATATCAGAAGCTGGTGTAACACAGTATTATATTGTTAGCCCTAGTATAGCTCGAGATTTATATGGTGTTGGAATACCTCAAAGCCCAAGACCTATATTACCCGACCAGGTAATTGCAGCTACACCTAGACCTATGCCTAAAGGTAGAATGCCAACTTTCGCTGATCTATTAAAAAAAAATACGCCGTCTAAAAAATTAGAAGCACCCCAACTCATTACACCAAGATACATATACATGACACGGTCAGCTAGCCAGCGAAGTATTAATAAATATAATCTTAGACCTAGAGTTGGTGGTGGTAGCGACGGTATTCAACAAGGTGGTTTCGAAATTTCTAGCGACTCGTGTAGATATTTTCAGACTTTATTGTCGTATATGGTATCGTTTTATTCTAATAAACCGGGTAATATCAATAATTTCTCTTTGCCTGAAAGTAAAGATGTAGTGGTGTTTTTCACCGACGAAGTTATTAAACCTGAAGATGGTAAAGTTCCTAATCCATTTGAGAATAGTAGACCAGGTCTAAAATTTATTTCATTTACCGAATTGCCATTTGAATTACAGAAATTTCTAACACTTTTAAAAACTTTTGTTGAAGCATTTGTTTCAAATATTCAGATTATCACAGGTATTTCAATACCTCCAAAATATCAAGATCAAGAAATGCCCTCTGAATCAGCAAATAGTTATGAAAAAAAATTAAATCTTATTCGTACCATAATCTCCAATATTCCGTTAAATGAAGACAGTGCCGATGGCGATGGTGATATTAATAAAATAAACACCGATTTACGCGAAGTATTATTTGCATGTTTACTTCCATCCGTTTTATTACGCATTGATGACCCTAATATAAAGAAAAGTTACTTAGAATCTTATAATGCTTTAAATCCTTCAAAATCAACCGATGATACTAATTTTT